AGGAAACAATTTGCAGATTATACAGAAATAGAAGCGGCCAAAGAATGGTTAGGCCACGACCTGCAATCGATAGGGTTTTATGAACTTGATGAATTAAAACGTTTCCAGGGGCATGCTGATCAAGAAATTGCAGTATCACAATTCATTGATGATAACGATCACCTTTTTGAGGGAGAGCAATAATGGAATTTCGCACAGATGAGGAAGCAGTTACAAATGGCCTGGTCCTGGCTGCAACAGCTAAAACAGACAAGCAGTCTCAACAAGCCCTAGATTTGGTCCTGCAATTAACGGCAAGCATGAATGAGCTTCAAGTTTCTCGATGCAAAAAAGAAGCAGATACGATCCTCCAAGGAATTAATAATGCCGGCTAAACCAAAGAAAGAGATAATGCGGGCCATGCGCCTGAAGCGTAAACAGATGGGCCTGGTTGAATTAAAATTATGGCTCACTCCTCAGCAAAAAGAAGCTGTTCAGAAACTTATGGCCAAGCTCACAAAAGACTAGCCAGCTCTGAATTTATTACTTAAAGTTATGGCGCGTTGGCCGACCTGTGTGGACCAGCGCGACCGTAACATTTCATCTGCTGCTGCTGCAAAGTCTTTCTTTTCTATAGCGTTAATGGTCTTGCGGAACAGCATAAACCTAGATAAACCCATATTAAATATCATTTCCACAACTACATCTTTTCTGTTACCTGTTAAACCATGATAAAAGTTAAATCGTTTTGCTTCGTGTTCTGACATTTTTAAATCATTTAACAACAGTATCTCAGCTTCTTCCTTAGTGATGCCTTTGTCTAAGTTTCTTCCATACCCAATAGTGTTTGCGCCAGCAGTACATTGGTAAGGTGTAAGGCTTAAACCCTCATGGAATTTGACAGAAGATAATAAGCTCATTTTTTATCCCAGAAAGCGGCTTCTCCAAAAGTTTTAACAGCCCAATACATTTTCAAAGATCGTCTTCTCCTTAAAAATATAAACCATTTGTTATTATCATCTATCTTTCTAACTAGATTGTTCAAGAATATACGATCAGCATATTCCTTATCTGCCAGCGTTACCCCTTGGCTATACATGTAGTCATGGATATTGCAGCAATCGGTTATATTTAACCCCCATATTGAATCAGGGACTAGCCATCCTCCCAGCCCTTTTGACCCGCACCCATTGCATAGCCGAGATTTTTCAGAAGCAGAGAGAGCCCTGTAGCCCTCCGGTTCAAACAGTGTCATATATTTTTCCCAAAAAAAACCCCCATATTTCAGGGGGCTTAAATAACTTCATTTTTTCTTTTTTTTCTTTTTTACTGTTTTATATGGATATTTTTTACCATTCACAATCGGCATTAAACGGCCTCCAGTTCTTCAATGGTTTCAGCATCTGCAACTAACTTTTCACGACCATTACCATTGATGCGTAGCTCTGCGACCTCGCTCCATTTTAGTTTATATATAGTTACTGACTTGTCTGCTTCCTTAGCATCCAGAAACTCTGCCAAAAGATTACGCTGGCTTGTAGCATCACCTACAACTTCCACAATGTCAGCAGCCGTCTTTGCATCAATGGCAGCAATCTTTAAGGTTTTAGCTTCTGCAAGTTCTTGAGCCAAACGTAAAGCTTCTTCTTGTTCTAACCTTTCAGCCTCCATTTCGTCAGCATTTTCTTTTAGCACTAGCTCACCATCTACAACCTCATATGATGGTGCGTTGTACTTGCTAAAAAAATCATCAGGCACTTGCATATCTAATGCTTCTGAATAGCTTGCGCTGACAATCTCACCATCAACTATCTGTAAGCCAATCATGCGTTATTTGCCCAATTAACCATATCTTGTCCATCAGAATTACGAATGACAACACAACGATATTGAATGCCTTGACTAGAACTAACGCTGCTTATGTGACGGAAACTTGATGTTTTTCCTTTCTGCAAAACAAACCCACGGCTATTACGGTTTGACATAGCTTTATTGTCAGGTGGACTAGTGGCAGTTGCCCCTATGAATTGATACGTAATTCCCTTTAAGAAAGTACCGCTATCAAAATTTAAACCTTTTTCTTCAAGCTCATTCCATTTATTATCGCCCTGTGAAGTACTACCATCGCTGTTGCTGTATTCATCCCAATAAAACCAATACTGCGCTTGTGTCTCTCTATAATAGCGACCATAGATATGCACTGTCGCATCAACACCGTAGCCTGAAAAGGTTTGAACGGTAGTGGCTGCGCCATTGCCAGTGTAGGTTACCCATCCACTGTCGTAAAGCACAGGATTAACTACTGCTGCTGCTGCTTCTTCTTCTGCTGGTACTATTGATACTAAGCTCATACTATGCTACTCCTTCGATTAATACACCATCGGCATATACTTTGTGTGTTACTGCTCTTGCTGTTGTTGCACCAGCTATTAAATGAATGGGAATATTAGCAATTGATGAGGCATCATTGTTACTCGCAGGCTCTATATACCCTGAAGCGAAATAACTACTTGACTGCATTTGAGTGGTATTTGCAGTCATAGTGTTTACGTCTATATACACCATGACACTGTTATAAAAGAAGACTCCTATTCCTGGGGCAACTTCCATTCCTAGGTTACCGTATTCAGTTGATGTACCAAGACTGTACATAGTCACGCTAGGGCTTCTGGTAAAATCGGATAATTTAATAATGTTATTTTTGTCAGTACCTTGACCAACCTCTATGATATAGAACTCACCGTCAGCTCTTTTCGTGACAATTGCTCCGGCAGAATACGACCCGATACCACAGCCTGTCAGTGTCACAACAGCACCAGTAGTGACGTTTATTTTAAACAGATCACCTATAGTTGCAGTGCCGTGAATATATATATGCCCGTCGTGGTAAATTGTAAAACCACCCTGATTATCTGATTGACCTAGAATATTTCTCGACATAGTGATGGTTGATGATACGTTGCCGACTATTGTTCGACGATATAAATACGGGTCATTGCCAGTGTCTACCGCGTAAATATATGTGCCATCCGTACAAGCACCATTAGTACCTCCGCCAAAATCAAAAGAATCATTGTTTGCGTTGCCGCCACCCGTGTTCCAAGTGATTAAAGCACCCGCTGCATTGTATGCTTTTGCTTGGTTTGAATACATCGAAAAATATACTTTGTCTCCCGCTGCTATCGCAGGGCTGGAAGCTGGTGAATTGTTTGCATCTAAAATTAAACCGAAAGCAGATCTGGCAGGCCGAGTGAGACTTCCTGTTCGTACAGAGCTAAACTTTCCAACAGTATCGGTAAATGTTGTTACATTAGCTGGATCTCTAGGAGTGCCCGTACTATCCGCCCATTTAAATATTCCAGAGCCATCACCGCCAAAGTACCTAGCATCCTGATAACCGTTTGTTACTTGGTCTGCGCCAGTGTCAAATTTAATATTTACGGTGCTGCTTACATCTACAATCTGTGAACCCGATAATGTGTCAGAGTTCTTGACCGTCTTTAATGTTGTCTTAGGCGTTGTAAGATTTGCATTGCCGTTAGTAAGAGTGGCAGTTACAGGGTACTTTGGATCTACAGCCTCATAAGATATTGTTTTTAAAACCGCTTGCTCACTTGAGCTTGTGGCCTTAATAACAACATTGGTTATTGCTGATGTTGATACGGAGGGTGCAGTGTTGACAAACACCTTTAATTTTTCTGTTGCCATGATTGTTTATTCCTTTTGTTTAAATGTAGGCTTGAATTTGCGCTTGAGTCATACCACCACCAGCAACAGATACTTGCGCAGTACCGTCTAATTTTATTCTTGATAGTTTGTAACTTGTTGTACTAATTGCTTTTACAATCACCTGATCTCCAGCAGCACAAGTAACCGTATCGCCAGAATTAACGCCATCGATAACCATGTTGCTACCGGCAGTAAACGAACAAGCACCTGCACATATTAGTGTTCTTTCAACTCCGCCTTGTGGCGCATTAGGGAACGCTATGGTGGTGACTGCTCCTGTCCAGTTTATCTGGTTACTAGCAGTCCAGATATCCGCAGTAGATGCGTGTGATGCAACTGTTGACCTTGCGAGGTTTAGTCCACCAATCATCAACTTATTGTTAAAGTTTAAATTGCCACCTAGCTCTGGCGAGGTATCCGCCACGACGGAACTTATGCCGTCCTGAAGGGCAGCCCATGCAGAACCCGTGGTATATACCTTTAATTTATTGATGGTCGTATTGAAATATTGAGCGCCTACGATTAAGGCATTACCATCATTATCCAGTGTAGGGTCGCTAGCCTTTGCTCCTAGATAGGTATCGTCGAAAGCATCTAGAGCTGCTTCTGCCGCATCTTTTGCAGCCACTGCCAAAGTTACTTGATTGGTTGCTAAAGTGACCTGTCCTTGGGCGCTCACAACAGCCGCATCAGCCAGGACAACATCGGCGTTAGTTAACACTAATTTTTGCCCAGCTAAGGTAGCACTCGCCGCGGCGGCTGCAACAGAAGTGGATAGAACACCTGTCCCAAGGTTTAAATCATCATCCATCTGGTTTAATTTAGTGGGATAATCCGTGTCTCCCGTTGAAAATTTGGTTGATACTGGCATATCTATGATTCCTGTAGGGTTAATGTATCTTGATAAATACCGTGTGTGATAGTGACGTTATCGTGGTTGTTCGTTATCTTCGCAACCATTGAATAATCGCGTTCTTTCTCTCCACCTGCCTCTGGGAATATCGAGACAAATAGGTCTTTTCGTTTGCCCGATGACCGCATAATTTCTATAAATTTAGGGCGCTCGGACTCAGATAGTGCTGATAGGTCAAAGGCTATCTGCCTGTAAATAACACCGGCATCAGTTCTAAGTGTGCCTCCTGCGGTTCTTATTTGCCTGGACTCATCTACCCAGGACAAACCGAGGCCATAATCTACGTTTACTGCTGGCGAGAAATAACGCCCTAGCATTAGTCTGGATGCTTCCATGTAGGCATTTGTATTTGCCGAATCGGTTAAAGTTAACCTAAACGATAAAGCAGCGGCATCCGTAAACCAAAGGACTGAGTATGATAAAGACCAAGATTCAGCTCCGGCCTCGAATACGGTAGCGCCGATTGGATCGATCCCCCATTCCAAGTCGCCTAACGATTTTAAAGAGACAGCAGATATCGTCCCGCTATCATAAACGGTCGTTCCGCTTTGGTTTGCGCCAGAGAATAACTCTAACCGCCAAGTAGCTGTAGCACTGAGGTTATGTCTCCACAGCACTAGGCTGTTCACAATCTGAAGCGATGTAAGATTGCCTAAGATTTGCTGCTGGGCAAGGGATGTGGTCCTGGCTATTCGCGCCCTGGTCGGATCTTGTAAATTCGTGACAGGTAGAGTTGTAACTAGTGCCGGTGAGGCGCTTAAAGTAGAAGTGTCAGATGGGATGGCCCATACTATTCTCAAATTACTCATAAAAAGAATCTCACTTTAATTTTATTACTTGCTGGTCGCTCATCTAAGCCGACGACAATCACATTTTTTCCATTTTCAAATCCAAACCTGGGATAAATAACAGATATTTCATCTCCTAATTTAATTTCAAATGGGCCCGTTGAGAAGGTTGCCTCATAAGTAAACCTAACGACATTCCTTAATGCCAGGACCCTGGCTGCTTCAGTATTGGCATCACCAATTAACGAAATTACGCTATTTAGCGCGTCAGGCTTGAGAGCAAGTGGATGAGAGGTAATAATGGAAGAATTAACAGAAAATGAGACAAGGTTGTTACCGCTGTATATGTTGCGGTTAGCTTCCGTGACTGAGCCGGCTGAGTTGTTTTGAACCGTATAATTCTTTTGATATCCAATAGCCGATCTTGCATAAGGTAGGTCACTATTTATAAATGAAAAAGTATCATCAAGCACATCATCAGCATCAAAAGAAGCACTTGCTGTACCCGTCACATCATCCAGCTGCCACAAAACCATCTTTCCAGCCCTGTTAAATAACCAGTAAGAGCCTGAAGATAATGTAATTTTATCTATAACAGATATTAAATTTGCCCTGGCAGGTATGTAATGGCCAACAGTGTAAGGGACCTTAGTATTAAAAGCCGTAAAGCTGGCGGCATCTAAATCTGCTGATACCAGGGCTTCCCTTTTTACTAGATATTCAACAATATCGGCTGTTTTAACGTGATAGTTTCCTGAAGGTTTAGCACCCTGAACATCACAAGTTATTAAACCAGATGGCTGGCTACTCAAAACAAAAGTACCAGCAGATAAATCAGCCGTAAACGATACTGAAACGCCATTATCCCGAACTTGTGTGATGGCGTTTATTTCTCCATCGTGAACCTGATATTGGTGAGTAGAAGCGTTTATTAAAATGGGCGTAATGTTAAAAACTTGGCCCACACACAAAGGTTTCGGTTTGCCAAAAGATTCACCACTTGTATAGAACGAAGATTGAGCGTTAACGTTTAATTTTTCGCGCTTATCTCTTACTCTGATTCGCATTTTATCGTTATTAACAACCTCAAATGCTTCAGTTACTAATGCCGCGATTTGTCTAAAATCATTTCTAGCCCAGGCTGGATCTCCAATTAGCAAAGATAATCCACGCCCGTCCCAGGCATCATTTAACCAGGCATCTAATGAGCCATCATTAACTAGGTCAATATCCCCCACTCCGAATTTCATAGAAAGCTGGCTTTGAAGATTTGGAACATTACTTATCAAATCATCATAAACCGTATTGGCTGGCGTATCTGTCGGCAAAGAGACAAAGGAATGAGTTGAAAGATATTTTACTTTTTCGCTGGTATCGTAGTATTTAGCTTCCACCAGGACAGCTCTCTCCTGGTTGTCATCTTTTAACCATGCCGCATATTCTGCATCACTAATGCTCATCGAACAGCCTGAACGCGATTAGCTGATGATTGAGCATCATTACTTGAATCATTAACAGCCTGGGTAGTCCCCTGTACAGCAGCAACAACTCGTATCGCCATCCTTTCTATTGCTTGCTCAATACTTTTATCAAGGGTTACAGGGATACTCCGACCATCAGGAAGTGGGACAGCAGCTTCAGGGCCGGCTTCACCAAAGATTGCTGGTCGGTTACTTATTCCTCCCTTAGCAAACATTTTTATATTTGTTTGGTCAAAACCTACGTTAGCTGCTTCGGCAGATGAAACGAAGTTATCTACTATTTGCTGTCTTGTTGCCCCATTTCTGAGCGACTCATTCCAGTAGTTTGCACCGCCGATATCAGCCTGTCGGCCAAAACCTTGTGTATATAATTGGTCTACAAATTGCGCGTTACTCATAGCCACTGACTGTGAGCCATTAGCTTTACCGGCTGCTGTTCCGTTACCACCTTCTAACACAAACTTATCTAATGCTTGTTCAAGGCTAAGAACACTTGTATTTATAGTTTCTAGCCAATGATTACTGGTGGCGATTAAATTAAATTCAGCTTTTAATTGGTCAACCATTCTATCGGCGTTGTCCGCTATTCTATTTGATGCTGTTCCTGCCTCGGTTAAAGCGGTTTGCACCATGTTGAAGTCATCTGTATAAGCTGTGCCAGAGGCGTTAAACTTCTGACTTTCCTTTAAAAATTCCTCTGATACTGTAGCTAAATCAGCAAGTGCATCAGCATCGCCTAATTGAGCGCGGTTATTAACATTATTAAATCTAGCCTCGGCAGCTGCAAATCTTTCAGCGTTTGTTAGAGGTGATAAACTGCTTAACAATAAGCCTTGTGCAGAAGCTCTTAAACCGTCAGCCAATCCTCTAAATGAAGAAGCTAATCCTTCTTGAGATTCTATTTCGCGTTTGTAGGCATCTATTAGGTTGTTTTTAGCAGTAACCAGCGTTGATATTTTGCCAGTCATTCCAGTGTTTGCTAATTCTTCGACTTGTCTTATTAACTCACCAGCAGCCAACCAATCAACCGTTTGGCTTGCAGATAATCCGGCGCTTAAAGCCTGCTCAAAACTAGCTCTAAAGTTTTGCATTGATAGGCCTAGACCATCAAGCTCGGTAGCTTTTAGAAAGGCATTAAGTTTAGCCGTACCCTCTTCCAGACTGGCAATCGCTTTTTCTTGGTCCGTGTAAAACGTACTAAAATAACCCCGCCATAAAGCCGATGCTGTTTCTGCTCCACCAGCCGCTTCTGATAATTCCCTGGCGAAATTAATCATGCCGTCTACTGACTTATTAAGGGTTATACCCATAATATCTAACGATGATGTAAGACTTATAGTTTCAACTGATAGCCTAGTATATGTATCTAGTAACGTTTCATTTTCATTAGCATAAGTATCGACCAGCGCTACAGCATCTTGAATGGTCTGTCCCATCACGCCACTATCAGAACCAAATGTGCCGCTGAATATGCCTATCTGATCTTTTAAGTCTTTATTAATAGCCGCAAGAGCAACGGGCAATTTACCAATATTATCTTTGGTTGCCCTGGCATCAAACATGCTAACCAGTTCGTCATCTATTGCGCCAAGCACCATTCTGTATCGGTTAAAAATAGCGTTAAATTGTGGGCCACCTTTGTTGCCATCGTGCTTGCCACTTGCGAAATGCTCCGCATTATCCAGCGTGTCTTTTATCGCTGCTATTTCATCAGAATCCAAGAAGCTCGCCATTGCATCATCTGCACCTTGAATCATCTTTTGCATGCCGGTTAAATCAACACGGCGACTATTTAAAAATGTTTTTCCAAAAGCAGTATCGGTAAACGCAAAGTTACTGCCATCAGGATCGCTTTGATTTCCGTATTTTGCTATAGCCTCATCCATTGGTAGATTGCCAGTATGTCCGGCAACATTACTACCAGTTGATATTGCAAACCTTTGAGATGGTTTATCAGGGCCAATCATTCCACCTAATGCGCCACCGATTAAACCACCTACTAAAGCCCCAGGGAGTCCACCAGCAGCCATTCCAATAGTAGCTCCTATACTTGCCCCCGCGCCTCCATTTTTGCCGAACAATTCTTGACCGATAAGACCAGCAACAAGTGCAACGCCAGTATAAACAAGGTTTGATACAGCCCCAGCCCCCGTGAAAGCGCCTCCATTAGCAGCATATGCAGCACTGCTAGTTGAGCCTGAGGCCATAAAGTTTCCGGCAGAAACAAAGCCTTGACCGATGGAGTTTCCTGACAAGGAACTAAGATTGGATAGGTTGGACAGCATATCCATACCGCCACCACCATCACTGCCCATTCCAGCATTTGCCATGCCAGAAGCGCCCATTGTAGCAACGCCTGCAATTCTCATAATGAAAGGTTTAGCGGCAAGTAGAGCCATTTCAGAAAGAATGTCTTTGACCATTGCTTTGGCGCTATCAACTAGGTTTCTGAAGACATTATCACCACCATCTAGCATTTCGCGGAAAGTAGCTTTAAAAGAGGTGGACATACCATTTGCCATATCGTCAAACTTTTGCTGTGCTTCTGTGGCTTTTTCTGCTGCCAGGTCCAGAGCTTCTTGCTCAGTAAAGATTGCCCTGGTCAGCGCTACAACTTCTTTTCCTTGATCACTGATGGCGCTGGCATTAAGTTTTCTTAAATTGTTTGATACGGCAATATCAACTTCAAGCATGTTTAGCTGTTTAAGCTCACGCCTTAAATTTTCTAATAGTTTTTGATCTTCTTTGCTGATCTTTTCTTTAACAACCACGGCCTCTTTCTCGGCCTTAGTGGTTTTTTTAACGGCGGACTCTGTGTCCTCATTAATTTTCGTATAAGCATAAAGACCCGCTGAGGCCGCTAGTATAGCGAGCCCTACTGGTCCCATCATTGTTGTAAACCTACCAAACGCTGCGGTAGCGGCAACTAATGAAGCTGTCAACACGTTGTAACCTAACGCGCCAGCTCTCGCAGCAAAACCAGTCGCTGTTACAGCCGTGGCATTTGATGCTGCAGCAATTGTATTGATAGTAAAAGCACCAGCAGAAGTGAGCATAGCACCGCCCACTTTTGCGCCATAAACAACAGCAATCAACTGGCCAATACTTAGCACTGTATCTAAATTTTCAGAAAGAGTTACGATCCCCCTTCCTGCTGATTGAGTTGCAGAATTTAAAGCGCCCATAGAGCCGACAAAAGCTATCGCATTATTGTTTGACTGTTCTAGCGATTGAGCCATTGTTGCAGTAGACTTGTTAAATATGCCATCCACAACTTCGCTATAACCTTCGAGGGACTTAATCAAAAGCTCAGCAGTAATACCGCCAGTTGCAGCAAACTCTCTCAGTTCGCCAGTCGCCATTCCTGTTTCTTTAGAAATGGCCCTTAGTATTTCTGGCGCACCCTCTGCTACAGAGTTGAACTCGTCACCTCGTAAAGCTCCAGCAGCTAAACCTTGTGATAATTGTCTGATTGCCCCGCTTGCTTCCTGCGCTGAAGCGCCAGAGGTTGCAAAGGATTTATTGATAGTCTCAGTAATTCTGAGTAGGCGGCTCTGGCTTAAATTGAGCGCCTCTGTGTTCCTGGCTAAAACAGTATAAAGGCCAACAGTTGAATCAAGCGAGCTTCTTGTAGAATTAGCGACTTGGAGTAATTTTCCCTGGACCCTGACAAGCTGCTCAGTAGAAGTTGTGACGACTTTTAATTTATTCGTCATGCCAGTAAAAGAATCTGTCATATTGACAAGCTGGCGAACAGTTGCTGCTGCCCCTAATCCTGCAAATGCGCGCTTTAGGTTGCTGGTGGCTTTTTCTGTTTTAGTGGCCTTTTTTTCGAGCTTATCCAGGTTCTTTGTGGCTCGTAGAACTCCCTTGCTGTCAACAACTATTCCCAGACTTGCTATATCCATCTTATTACCCTTTATTGACGGCGCTTAAACTTCGGATTGCTTTTATTTCAAATGGTGATAGCTCGCCATGTATTTGAGAATATTCTTTTATTTCAAGATAGCCGATCTTCCCGCCATCTGGATTATTCAAGTCTAAAAAAGCCGACCAGATATAAGACATTTCAGGCCTTAGCTCTGGTAGGTTTTCAAGCTCTTTAGGTTTTCTTCCTAATGATTTTTCTACTTGTTCGAGGTTGTCAATGCGGCTAATCTTTGAGCCTTCTTCGTGGCCGTAGAGCCAATACTGAGACTCGGCAAATTCGACCAGCTCTGCTATTAGCCCTTGGTAAAATTTTCACGGTCAGCGATAAATTTATCCACCTGGTCCGCAATCAAAGGGCTATTTTCAAACAAAGCCATCAGATTCTTTTTAGTAAAAGGCCATTCTTTTTTATCGTTTTTAAAGCCACGCCAGCCAGTGCAAGACTCAACCAGTAAACCAAATTCATCATCGGGAATAGGCTTATTGCTTCTCACTGCATCTAATGCTTTTCGTTGGCGTTTTCGTTGCTCTGCTCTAAAACTTTTAGAGTCGATACCAATAACAGTGATGTAACAATCTGTATCGCTACCGTCAGCTGGATTTACAATCCTACATTCTGCTCCAGCTTCGTGAGCATCGGCGGTGTATAGTTGGTTAATATCCATTATAGTTATCTCTTATAGGGTTAAAAAAAGGGCGATACCACTTGATATCACCCTTGCTTATTAGACTGGGTTTCTTTGGATAAGAATGTTAGTCGCTGTTGTTGTATCTCTTAACGCTTGAAAATCAAACGTGATTGTCACTGGATTTTCATCCGTCACATCAGGTTGACCGCTGTTGTATTTGATACGAGGGAGGTCGAAGAAATAAGTATTGCCTGCTACGTCTGTAAGCGTAAAGTCTATGGATGTTTCGGTTTCGTTCACAAACTTATTAAGCAGCGTCGTATCTTGAAAATAAGCAGTAATTGAACCTGTGACATTTGAGCGACCAATGCTAGGATCTAAAGTCTCACTAGAACCTACAACATAGGTATTAGACATACCGTTATCTAGGTTAATAGATAAATCCGTGATGATAGCAATGGCTGAATTGTTTTCATTAATAGTGCCTGTGAAGCTATCAAACGGAGAAGTGGTTGTTGCGGCGGGGTAAGTACTTCCAGAAAGTGCAGTAGCAGAAGTGGTCATTCCTTTGCCCATCATTCCTAGCGTACCGGTAACCATTGCATTAGGAGCAACTGATAGCGATAAAGTATTGAAGTTCACGCCTGTAAAACGTAAGTATTGAGTAATGTCCTCAAAATGGCGCTCGACAGAAAAACTACGGCGAACAACACCAGCTTTTAGTTGTGCTATACCTGCTGAAGGAGTATCAGCCGCCCATGTTCCACCTAAAACAGCCTCTAAAAGGTCATCAAAACTCCCGTATGAAAGTTCTACGCCAATATCGCCAGATACTGCTTTGTTGCCGTGTCTAAAATCTGCAATTTGTCGGTCTGATCTTAGTTCATTGGACTGGATACTTTCCTTTGAAAGACCCAGAGTTGTTGAAACGTGTCGTAATGCTTTAAACGTCGGATTGTTTGGAGTAACTCCAAATGCCGCTTCCGTTATAAAACCCATAGAATGTCTTGATCCTGATGCTATAGCCATGAAAATGTTACCTCGGTAAAGTAAAAACTTGATAAGTGATAAAAATAGGGATGACGAACCACGCCTCGTCGCGTTTCCCTAGACCGCGTGAGGTTTTTGATAGGCGCACATTGACGCCATTATAAGTAAGGACTACCCCACGTTTAAAGTGGTCAGCAATCACATCAGCTTTGATGGTTGCCTGGCCTTTTCCTTTTGATCCTGGAGCTATGATGTCTATCTGATAAACGCCTACATGCTCATCTAATCCATTTGAACCTAGACCCGCTTGAACTGTATCGGCGGGCATTAAAGTCGGCCTGATATATAGCGTTTCCGCTGTCGGGGTAAAGGCTATGTTTTCCCAGGCGGTCGGTAGAGAGAGCGAGTTGGTCCTGGCATCTAAAGCAGCGGATATATCGGTAAATGAAGCCATCTATTTTCCTTTCTTAGCGTTGTTGACGTTACCTTTAAAGATGGCCTGATATTCGGCTACGGTTACGGCAACCATTCCCTGGGGAGCTTTTGTGCTTGAGCCGCCTTCTATCTTTTTTGCATAAGGAAGATTGTTTGTTATATAAATCTTATCGCCAATCTTTGCGTTTAATACTGTACTTTCAATATCGTTTCCCCCTCTTTCTTTTGTGCTGTTTGAAGGAGAATTAACGGAAGGTTGCCAGCTATTCCGTAGCCGACCGCTTTTAATCGGGGTCCTTAATACAACTTTATTAAAAAGCCCTATTGTCGTCCCCTTAAAAACTTGCTCTGTCATGGTGTTTGTTTTTTTAACGAAGCGGCTAAGATCTCGTTTGAACGACATAAATCACCTCGTCACTGGTAAGGCCGACACTCTCAAAACTGATAACAGTTGTTACTATTCCTGATAATGAAACCTTGTCATTTACAGCTGGTTTATTGCCAGCCTGGACAATTAGCTTTTTATCACCCGATAAAATAGATTTGCCGTTTACCTGGGAAACTGAAAAATCAGATGGGTAAACCTTAGCGGTAAAAGTCGTGACATTTTGACCGCTGCTGGTTCCTGTCACTGGATCGAAATTGCCAGCGCTTCTCCTGGTAAAAGTAGCAGTCTCACCTTTTTCGGTTAAAAGCCTGGCTGCAGTAGTTGCAAGTTCAGAATAAAAACTCATCCTCGTGACACCAAGAACCCTGAATTTGTGAGCTTTTTCTCTAGGGCCAATATTTTACGGTTGTATGGAAAAGCAGCAGAGTTAGCCATGTACTCGACTTCAATTACATCTACTTTTTCTTTTTTAACCGATCTACCAACATCAGCAAGAGGATCTACACCGCCATCAATTGCAAGAGCCACTTCACACTGAAGATCTTTTAATAGCTTAGGTATAACGTCTGATGGCGTTAAAAAGCCATCGACCGTTGCGGAATTGCGAGGCCATTGCATGGCTTGCGCGCTGGTTTTCTTTGTCCCTATAAAAGGCAAAGCCTCCACATAAACACTCGCTTTTAGAAGTAAAATAGCAGCCGTACCGCTTACAGTTACTCCCATTGATGCAGCATAGGCTGTAAAGGCGGTATCACTAATATATGAATTGCTGTTTGTTAGTCCCGCGCCTGTCTCGACCACTGTTGCCATTACTTACCCCTGTTATTTGTTTTTCTTAACATTGCACCCTATTGCTAAGGTGCAACATTAAAAATTACAGCTTGGTTACCCGTCCAGCGTCTATCAACTCTTTTGCAAGCTCACTGCTAACATCAGCAATGTAAAACCCGCCTTCTAAGTTGAAAGGAACACCCCATAAATTCATAGCGTCATAAATAACGCTGTCATAAATAGCTTGCACCTTAACTGTTGATGATTTGGTCTTAGCCATCTTAGTTGTTGATGCTAGTTAGGCGTGCAATCCCGCGACGATTAAATGATGCAAAGTTTGAGTAAGATTTGACCCGAACAATTGTTTCATCTTTTGTCTCAGCTACACCTACTTGCTCTACTGCGATTCCTGCCACCGTACCCGACGGATGAATCATAGATACACCAACCTTCTGCGAGCCATCATCGAAACAACCAGCATAAACAGACGTGAGTGCTCCTCCGGCTATGGCGGCTCCGTTTGCCGTCTCAGCTACTGATAAATAATCGTTTTGGAAAATTGGGATACCTTCATAAACGCTTACGTTTCGAGTTGTACCGTTGGGCATAGTAAAAGTCATAACTTCGTTGACTCCGCCTAGAGCGCGAACCAATGCTTTGTAAGCCCGCAATGTACGTGAAGGCATCATGATCCAGTCAACCTGACCATCCTTAGCTTTCACCAAGTCTAAAAGCGAATCTAACAACGTGAAAGATATTGCTTGACCAGCAGATGCCGCTGTAAATTGTGTAGCATCTACAAGAACGGGCAAGCCATTCATGTTTGGAGATACGCCTGTACCAGTTGCGATACCAGCTTGCAATAAACGACCGACTGATTTAGCTTTTGAGCTAATTTCTATCGCTAATTGATCCACTCCTGCTGAAGATGATTGTGCGCCCACGAGGCCATTCATTTCTGCGTCCCCGATAGTAGTTACGGCTGTATATGCAATCTGTGTGAATGTTGCAGCAGCTTTGGCTGTTATTGCGGCTCCTACAGCTAAATGCTGGGCATTACCTAACGCATTTTCACGGTTGATAAGCATTGCCTGGCCGTCATAGCCTGTGTAGGGCATAGACAGAAAGATAGGATTAGTTGTAATAATATCTTCCGCAACACCTGCCACTATTTCGTTATTGATTAATTTCTTTGCTTCTACTAATGTTTGTGTAGCCATGTTAAATTACCTTTTTTAGAGTTTTGATAAACCAGATGCTATTTTTTGCACACTGGTTAAAGTTGGATTGTTAGCAGTTTGTGAGCCTCCTAATGAGTCTCCGCCGCTTGACTGGTTTCCCTTGACTAAATGAGCAATTTCGCCACTGGCGCTAATTTCTGCTTTTAGGTCTTCCAGAGATAGAGCTGTCAGTGAGCCTGACTTATCTAACACGCGCATAGAGCCATCTATAATCTTAGTTCTACTTGCAAGTCGAGCAGTTAAGTCATTTAAAGCAAATTCAGAAACAGGATTGAAAGAGACACCGTAGCTATTGACGTCGCGTTGATGTGTGGACTTTTCAAAACTTTGAATAGCCTCATCCAGCGCGCTTTCTTTAGCGTTTAGGTCCGCCATTAACTTCTCAGACCTTGATTTTTCAATGGTCAAAAGCTGCTCGTGGTCGTTTTCTTTTAATGCTTTTTCAGCTTGAGACTTAGCTAATAATTCGGCTTCATCTTTTGCTTTTTGTTTTGCTTTTTTAGTTTCGCCCAACAACTCTTCATTCTTAGCCTTTATAGCTGTGAACTCTAAATTGCTAGATTCAATTACTGACTTTTGTTCTTCGATAAGTTTTAACGCTTCTTCAAGTTCCATATTAATACTCCCACAAGGAAAACAGCCACTGGCTGAATTTTTTACATAAAAAAACCGCTTATTTACAGCGGTTCCGAATTAACTCTTTTTATTATTTAGCTGAAAGATAACGAGTTTCTGGCTTCCAGCTGATCTAATGTTAATGTTTGTCCTGATTTGTCGATAAAGTTGCTGATAGACACTTCGCCGCTTCTGAATAATGCTGCTCGTTTTGGCCCTAACACTTCGGTCTGAACTGATTTGCCTTGTTTTTTTAGCCATCCACCATAGGTAAGTTTTGCCGATACATAACCGCTATCAGAAGATCTTTTTCCCTCAATTTCAGAGCCTAGATCAAATTCAGGTTTAACTAATTTAATAAAACTACTTCTGCACCCCCAATGGATTGGCGGCTTGCTTTGCTCACCTTCTTGGAACTTCTGGCCATCCAGGCCTGCGCATGTAATGGAGGTTTTTGAATCTAAGGTTGATAACCACTGCCAACCATCAAAAATATCATCGTTTTCGTCAAAGGTAGCTTCTCTGGCTCCCGTTGCAGTTTTATTAGTGGTGGTCCTTACCAGGGTTTCAGCCTGCTGTTTTGTTCTTGTTTTAACCATTTCTGATATTTCTTCAACCATTTCATCGTTTGTTCTACCGCTTAAAGATCCATCTTTGATTATTTGGCCTATCTTTTTAGACTGAGAAGCTGAGAATTGTTTTATTGCCTGGTCAATTGTTACCGCCTGAATCTTTCCGCCTACTAACAGGTTCATAGTCTGAGACTCAACAGATTTTTTTATACTTAATAACGATGGCGACTTAATAGACTTTGCTGATGTTGTTGCTATTAATAGTTGCTTTGCAAACTTTGACTCTTTAACAGCAAAATCCTCTAATGAAGAAACAAGGTCATTACCGTATAGGGTCAGCAGCTCATTACTTATTTTTTCAACTTCTTTCCCTAAAATAACGGCCCTTTCTTTCCCATACCTTGCCAGCACTTTTTTTTCTAGCAAATTGTCCAGGCGTCTAATGTGTTTGTAGAGCCTCCTGGCCTCGCCCTTTGAATATCTTTCCATTAATATCTGCCTAAGGGTTACAGCATCAATCATTGCCTGTTTACTACTCATTCTATTGGGCTAATATCATCAACATCTGACTCAATATCTTCGCTGGTCCTGGTAGGATCTATAAGTCCAGTATTACGAGCGTTTTCTTGTAAGTCCTCTTTAGCAATAATGCCTCTGTCATATAACTGAATCGAAGCCATAACCTGGGCAGCATCTAGTGAGCTATCATAAAAGTCATCGTTAATTACATACGTAGGCAAAGTGTTTGCGCCCATAAATAGCCCCGCCCAGGACAAAGACAGCTCCAAAGCTGAGGAAGTGTTTTGAACGACGTTGCTTAACACAGAATTTGATCCGGCATGTCTAATCATTGCCGCTGTTGCAGTTTCAGCCTGGCCACTACCCTGGTCAATTAGTCTCGCCCCAATAGCAACCATTTCTTTTAGCTTTTGCTGCATTTCAGAGCTGACAGCATCATTTGCTGTTGTCTGCAATAGGGTAGCCGACCCGCCTCCTGACGTAATTAAACCCCGACGGGCCCCTACTTCAACGCCATTCGGATTTAATTCTTTCCATTCGTTTGAATTTGTATCACCAATATCAAGGTGTAGCATCGGCTGGCCATGTAAAAAAAGCCCCTCCTCTTTGTCTGCAGAGTTGCGATAATGACCTATATTAATCTCACTAATATCATATAAAGGCGCGTCATCAGTTGCTGGATCGTTACTGTAGGACCCTGCAATAACGAAAGGAATAAACTTTAATCGAGAACCACTTGAATCTCTAGGCTCAACCACAGAAATTATCTCATCTTCCCTATAAACAGTGATTGTATAAACGCCATCAACCAGGGACAAGACGCGGTATTGCGTGGCCGTGTCGTAATCAAACTCATCAATCGCTGTCGGGTAATCTTCTTTTAAGACAACCTGGACCAGCATATCTATTCCGCCGATTGCTTCTGTTTTCCAGTTAATTATTGACTCTGCCAGATAAGGCTTAATATTTGCCTGGACATTTAAGCCCTGGACCTGGGCGTCACTTAAACCCTGGTCCACTGACGGATAATCAGTAAGCAAGCCGTATCGGCCTGTTTGCAACAAATTAGCAACAATATTTTTTGCTAACTGCTCAAGTGTTACGCCATCACCAGTTGCGTTCTTTATTAAATAATCCAATTGGCTGGGAATATCGGTTGTCGGCTTGTCTTTAAAAGCAAACCCCACCATTGAATCATTCGTTACTTTTATTACGTTAGTAAATATTGCTCTTTGAACGTAGCTCGTATAACGGCTAATAGAGTCCGAATTATTAGGGTTTGGATTTGGCAGGTAAACCTCGCCCGCTTCTTTTATCGCTTTCGATCCCTTAATACAGTCTCGGACCAGCTTCCATTTGCTTAACGAATAACTATACTGATGATGCTGGCTGTCAACTGGCATATTAAAATCTCACATTTATATCTATTATTGGTTTGGATATTGGCATCAGATAGGCGATGGTATATGTAGCCGCGTCTGGTAAATGGTCAATATTTGATTTTTTATCTGGCTCGCCGTTTACGTCATAGGTCAACTGCTCAAAGCATCGAGAAGTTTCAGGGCACAACCTGTCGTTAATCATTACCCTGCCATCTTGAAATGCTTTGTTTGCACTCATTATTCTATCTTTTACCAGGGGATTCCTATTGTTTGCGTACACCGAAAAGCCAGCTTGTTCAAGCAAAGATATATCACTAGTAGATGCATTGACCGACTTTCTAGCCCGACCAGAAGCATCGGGATAGACGTTTATGTGGTGCTCTAAAAAGCGATCTTTTATTATATCTATAATAGACGGCGTATCATAAACGCCTTTAAGCTCATCAACTGCGTGATACACTTTGCCCCTCAGAACATAGATAACCGCTGACATATTAGTCACGTTGAAATCCATGCCAATAAAGAGCTCTTCTTTGAGCTGTATTTTTTCCTGGCTTCGTTGCTTTAATCTGTCGTAACCGTTGTAAACAGTACCGGACTTTAAGTTTACAAACTGCCCCATTAAATAAGCACTAATTAGCTCATCAGGATATGTTTCTTTTAGACTACTTATGTAATCAGGCGGCAAAAACTTTTTGTTTTCATAAGTTGACGCCTGGACCATTGAGTAGCTAGATGTTGGGTTTAATGCAAACTTCTCATAAACAAACAAAAAACCTTCTGGGGTCGTTGTCACAGATATCGTATTTTCTACCCCAGGAATAACCAGGCGCAAACGAGCAACTATTTTATTCCATGCTTCATTTGCTTTAAGTTTCGGCAGCGTGTCTATTTCATCTACCAGAGCCCTGGCAATCTTAAAACCAATAATGGATGATGGTTTATCCATTGAACGACAAATAACAGTCCCGTAGTAGGCTTTCCCACGATAAATATCTATTTCTTTATTTGCTACTTTTATAACAACATTAAAACCAAGGCTGAGCGCGGCTTCTTCAAAGGTTGGAAAGTAAATGTCTCTTATAGCTGGGTACGTAGGGGCAAAGTAACCCTGTACAGTCCTGGGGTTTCTGGACGCAAACAGTAGCTGGTCAACACAGCCTATATAAGTCTTGCCCGACCCAAACCCTCCAACGTATGCTTTGTATTTAGTATTTAACCTGTTTAAGAACACATTTTGAGGAGCACTAAGCTCAAGTCCTTGCATTTGTCACTTTAATATCTTTAACCGCGTCATTGACAGTAAAAGAAATATTAAGAGGTGGGGACTCTTCTTCATTCTCAGCTTTAGCCTCGGACCATCCCGCCTGAGTCTTTAAGTAAAATATAGCAGCTGATACGTTTCCAGCTTTTGCCTGGCCTATGAGGTTTGAACCAATAGCCCCAATAGCTTTTGCCTTGCCTCTTTTATAAGACCGAAAAACCTCCGCATCTCTTTTCTTTATTGCAGCAAAAGTATCGGCATCAATACCAAAATAATCAGCTATCTGCTCTTGATTTAATACAGCCGCGAGAGTCTCAACTTCCTTAGCTTGTTCTGGTGTTAGTGTCTTTTTAGGCCGCGCCATTCTGCACCGCCAGTAACTCGTTATATGTTTTACCGCTTTCTTCGTGTGTTGCTTCTTTGCCTGTGAAGTTTTGCCAGCGCTTGATAATTACATCAACGTATTTTTCGTCTAATTCCATTAATCTTGCGTGTCGATTTACTTTCTCGCAGGAGATCATAGTTGTTCCAGATCCGCCAAATAAATCAAGGCACACACCATTCACCTGACTTCCATCAATCAACGCCTTATCGACAAGTTCTATTGGCTTCATTGTTGGATGCAAATCGTTTTTGCTAGTTCGTTTAATTCTCCAAATATCCATGCCGTTATTCCCGCCATAGAATTTGTGGTTATTAACCCATCCGTAAAACATAGGCTCATACATACTCATGTAGTCACTATTGCTTAATGTGTGGTTACCCTTATCCCATATAATAAGACTTCTATGTTTAAGCCCTGTTCGCGCCATGCTTGAGTAATATTTATCAATGCCTAGCCTGTAGAATGTTATGTAAAAAGCTCCATCAACAACCTGAAGGATGATAGAGTTAATCGCATCCAAGAAGTCAGCCCCCTCTTGATCGGTCATTTTGTCGTTCTTTATAGCGCCATGCATTGCATTAAAACTCTTGGAGCCGTCAGCATGGATGCCACCAGTAAAATCCATTTGGTACGGAGGATCTGTAAAGCACATATTTGCAACGCCGCCATCAAGCAATGTATTTACAGCATCTATGCTGGTACTGTCGCCGCACATTAATCGATGGTTGCCTAGTATCCACATATCACCTAATACGCTCACGGGTGTTTCTGGCAATTCTGGGACATCATCTTCATCCGTTAAGCCTTCAACCTGTTCAGGCTCTAACAGTAAAGCGAGCTCATCAACGTCAAAACCAATTAAAGATAAATCGAAATCTTCTTTTTGCAGTGCCTCTAGCTCTAAGGAGAGGAGCTCATCATTCCAACCAGCATTTAGGGCCAGCTTATTATCAGCGATTATATAGGCTTTCTTTTGAATATCAGAAAGGCCGTCTAAGGTTATTGTTGGGACCTCATCCAGGCCTAATTTCCTAGCAGCTTGAACCCTTCCATGACCTGCAATAATGCTACTTTTACTGTCCAAAAGTATTGGATTTGTAAAGCCAAACTCAGAAATGCTTGCAGCAACCTGAGCTACCTGCTCGTCGCTATGCGTTCTGCTGTTATTTATATACGGTATAAGGTCATCGGTTGGGCGGTATTTAATTTGTAACATTTAGCACTCCACAGGATAGCTATGTCTGGCCACAGGCTAGACGATTGAATTTTTTTTTAATCTTCTTTGGATAATTGTTTTTGTAATAACTGAATCTGTAGCTGATTTTTATGCCTGGAACTAACATAGGTGGCAATGGCAAGAGCGATAGACAATAAAACCCCAATAATCGACACAATTGATTGCATGGCCGCTAAAGAGGTCGCGGCTAGAATTGTCGAGGACAAATATGCTAGCTTAGTCTGGACCGTCGTAAGGCCAAGCTCTAATATCTCTGATAGCTGCATGCTGGCCCCGTTAATAAGCGAGCCAATTGCTTAGCCGCCCTGATTTAGAGCTGTTGGCTAAGATTGACCGCAAAAAAAAAGCCTCTGCCATTGCTGGAAGAAGCCTGATATCTGTTGCTTTGGGTTTAACCCAAGCATAGATCAATTATATCCTACATTTGCCCTAAAATTCTTTAATATTTGTGAACCTGAGAATAATCAGCATTAAATATGAAATGTCAACCGAAGTTTTTTTGATATTTTCTTCGTATTTTTTAAGCCTTTATTCTTGAGCGATACAGGCACTGATGCACGATTTGCGATATTACTGCTTCAACCCTGGTCCTAACCATTTTTTCCGTCAGACTTTCACGCTGTGCAATTTCTTTAATTGTTAGGCCCAGGCCAAATTTAAGCCTTGTAATTGTTCTCAGCTGCAAGGCCATTGACGACATGATAGAGAAAGTCGTCTCATCTTCTAAGTGGATCTCATATGACCCTCTTGAGCCCCCGCCTCCGCCTATTGACTGCTCAACTGACATCTTCGGATATCCAAGGTGAGGTAATCCATTTCGACTCAGCCAGCAATATCTCTTGATTAATATAGTCGCCCTCTTTTTCTCTTCTTTCGATATAGCTGTATATTTGTTCAAGGCAGTCATTGGCGATTTGCTTGTCCGTCGGTTTGGCAATCCATTGTCTTTCACCTTTTTTAACCCCTGTTTTAAATTCAAGATATCGCCCATTTATATAAACCCCTATAAAAAATTCAACGCTCGGTATCGACTCATCGTAATAATCAAAATCCCCGTCTATAGTTGCCTGGACTGCTTTTTCAATCTTTTTTATGCTTTTTGAATTTTGCCTAAAGGAATGTAGGCTAAGATTGTCGGGGTCAAATATTAGCCAGGCCCCATTGCCACCCTTAATATCTGCGTTTACTTTTGTAATGAAGCGGTCCAGGTCAATCATTTTTGACAACCCTCCCATTTACCCTTACTAGAAAGGCGTCTTTCTTTTTGTCTCGTTTTGACCAGTCTATTAAGGCAATGTGTTTTTCTATACTTTTTCGATTTTCAATTCGCCTGGAGCTGCCTTTGCTCATTTCACGTTCCTTTCTAAACTAAAGTCTGCGCTCTTAATTTTGAAATATATCTCCTGGTGCGACATGCCCTTTTTCTTGTATGCTTTTATTCTATTACTAAGCTCATCTTCTTGTTTATATACGGGCATAGGGTTAGACCAGTTGCTTCCCTTTGTTTTTATTGTCCTTACTTCAAGTTCTAAAGGAGTACCATCCCTCAAGCGCACCCTTATTAACTGAGGCGTTAGATGAGGATAAACATCGGCCCATTCTTTAATGCTTTTTGTCTCGCCTTTGTATTTGAATTTCTTCGGGGGTTTTTTAGGGTAGATTTTAGAAATAAGATGACTTAGATCTGCATTTGGGTTTCTTCTAATTTTGGTTCTGAGCGTGGCTGCTTTTATGCCGTATTTTTTCGCGGCGTCGGGAATAGTCAATAGCTGGCCATTGAAAATATACATCTTATTACTTGCCATAGTGGTCTCCAGTTGGACCATTGGAACCTATAATATCAATCCTAGATTCACTATCAGGCCAGACAGGAGCGTTTAATAGGTCATCCATAAATTCTTGGCAATCGCTAAGAATGTCGCTCGTAACTGCCCATTTATCATACGTTCCGACCGTGTTATTTGCCGTTGCATCAGGAGCATTTGAAATGTCTGTGGCAATAAATGAGCTCTCAGTTTCGGGCCAATAAACAATTATTCCCTCACCTTCTAAAGTTGCAAAAGCAGCATTAATCATTATCCTGGTGTTATATTCGCTAAAACTACGTTTCATTTTTGTTTGCCTCTGCTTCTGCTTCTTCCTCTTCTTTCATTCTAAATTCGATCAAAATGTTGATAAGGTGCTTAACTTTTAACAGGTCTTTTAGTCCGTCTTTAAATTTCCACCTGCATAGATATCTAATAATCAAACCTTCAATAAACCCAATATATTCCTGGTTTGCATAAATAAACTCCACTGGCTGTATTTTCATTTGAGAATAATGGTTGCCCCCTACCTGGTCCTGTAAAAAAGAATGAGGCGGAAGCTCCGGCTCTTTAATGCAACTCTCAACTTCTAAAGTCATAACGGCTCCTAAATAGTGATGTCTGGTTGGTGCTTGGGTTGCTCAATGCAAAAAGTGTGTGACGAATAAATGCCGCCTGATTTTCTAAAGGTAATCATTTCCATCTCCCCATCACCGTTATAGCCCTTTGAAGAGTGCCAGGAATCGGGCGGTGGAAGTGCGGCGAACACCTTATACTTGACGCCTGCCAAAGTTTTTACTTGTTCTTTATGAAAGTGGCCTACGCACCATAGACGATGAGACGTCCTACCCCACGCTTCTGACATATCACGCGCCATTGAACCTGCCAATTGCTCTGGCTTTTGTTTGTCGCCATGATGAATGCCCAATAGCCATTGACCGTATTCAATGTAATGATAAAAACCATTGGTTTCTAAAACGGTTACCCTGGGTTCTTTGTCATAATAGAATTTCATCGCCATTTGGATAGCAATACTCGTGTCTGTATCGTGATTGCCCTTAGCGCATACCAAGATCACCCTAGCAAACTTGGAAAGCATCCTGTCTGTCATATATCTCAAGGTTACTGCTGCCATGTGCATGACCTTACTCAACCTGGTATCTACGTCTTGAGGGGTTCCCCCAGCAGTCATATTGTTGCTTCCGTTAGTGTGTATAAAGTCTCCTAGATTTACTAGCAACCCTGTCTCGCTCGGCTCGGCCTTGTCGACCAAATAATCTATTGCTTCACGTAATTGCTTGGTTGCTATATCGGAATCAAAGTCACTGTGTTTCGTTTCAAGTCCCCAGCTATACATGCCGATATGGGCGTCGCCGACAAAAACTGCAGATAATAAGTCTGGCGTATGATGTTTGTGAGGATTTAGCTGGACAGGTTCTGCTGGCTTCATGTCAGAACAAAGGCCATCAATGAAGTCTTTCAGCGCTTTGGCTTGAAGCTCTTTGTCTCTTGAGGTTTTGACCCACCCCATAACTTTTTCGCCGTTTTTGTAAAGATTGCTAGTGCCGTTTATTGAATATCCAAAATCTGTTGACTCAGTATTGCCGTTGCTGTGCCTTATAGTTTTGGAAGAAGAAACCTCTCGCAAATGTTTAATTTTTCGATTTAAATAGCTGTTATCAATTCCCAAGTTTTTACAGGCTTTTGAAACATTTCCACCAAAGGCTACGCACTCATCAAGTTGCCTGATAAATTTTTGATCCTCAGTAAATTGTTTTAAATACTCATGGTCATTGTGAGACATCTGTTATTTCCTTTAGTATTTCTTGATAGCTGGACACGATGCTGTAGTGCCCTGGCCAATGGTCTAAAAGCCATTGCTGGCTGGGCTTAATAGTTCCAGCTTTAAAACTGCCGTCTTTTTTTAAAGTTTGGGGATCTTTTATTTCAAACCAGAACGTCTGTTTTTTATAACCAACTAAAATATCATCGTGGCCCAGAGAGACGGAGCAACCCTCAAGACCCCTCAAGGTCTCCACAAGAAGCGACTGATTATTGTCTACCCTGGCGGCCTGCCTGAATTTGCTAATGAAAAAGCTTTCCTTCTAACTTTGCCGCGTCGGCGTGTAAATAGAAATTAATATCAACCTCATATTCTTCTGCCAAGGCAACTATTAATCGGTGCAGTATTTCGTTATCCTCTTCTCTCTCTTCCCTTTGCTTTCTTGTAAGCACTTTTTCAGTGTCATTGAGCTGAGACATCTGCGTGTCTGCTAGATTGATTAAGCTGCTAAGAAGTATCAGCGCATCTCTTTCGGGCATTTTGATTTTGAAAATCATTTGCTTGCCCTCAGTTTTGTAAACATCAAAAAGTGTCGATATCCCCTGACTCTCATTTCCCTGGGGTAGTCTTTTACTAAAGCCTCAAATAACTCAAACGAGCCGTTGCAGCGCGTTATCTTTCCGTTTAAAGTGCCTTGACTCATTTAATCAGGCCCTGCTTTATCATCAAGTCTTGGGTCCTAACCATTCCTTCGAGGTGCGCAAGTCGTAACTCGTTTTGCGAGTAACTGCATGGCGTCCGTTGGTCGATACAGTCGTGACAACGGCTACATGCGTAGGAACCTTGAATGTCATATCCCTTCATTGAAAGGCCGGCTCCGCCAAGGTGGGCGAGGACCGTGGTGGCTGGATCGAAATTACAGATACCATAAAGCCTCACCTGGCAATCCTGATCGCGGGCACTTGCCCTTATTTTATTGACCATTAAAAGTCTCCCTCGACGGAAAAGCTACATGAACACCTTTCGATGCTGTGTAATTATTAATTTCTTCATAAATTACGTTTACCTCTGAAGTAACTAGCTCTGATGTTGAGTCTTTATCCGTCAAAGCCGACATCACGGGCCGCCATATAAGCTCTTTAACTAAAGTCTCGGACCAGGAGATATCGAGAGGTTTACTTAATGTCTTTTCAACAGTAAAACCAGCATCATTAAAAGCGTTTGCCAGCAACCGATAATATTGATGAATAGCGTTGTTTTGCAGATAGGTTCTTTGCTGCGGCTTACCTAACTCAACCTCAATAACCTCGCCAGGCTGTATTTTTTTTAGACTATCGTCCAGTGGCATAAAATAGCCCTTATCTGTTTTAACGAGCAACGCCTTAGTCATGTGTGACACCATGAACAACTAACTTCATTCTTTGGCAGAGCTTCCGAAAACATATCAACCTGTGTATCTCTTAACTCAAACTGTTCTATTAATTTAGCAACAGTCTTGTCACCATAAAAAAAGGAATGAGGAAGGCCAGTTGTTGACGGTTTATCTTGATTTATTTTAGCTTCAACAACAGCTAACTTCTTAATATTGGCTTTGCCTTCTTGAGTTTGCCAGACGTTGTACCATGATCTTTCGCTTGATAAAACGCATGGATAACAACCGACCCTGGAAGCACCAATTTCATACAGAGGGTTTTTTTTAATATTGTGGCGCGAATGAATGTCCCATACGTCCACATCACTCCACTCGACAATAGGCGTTCTAATATTAACGTGGCTAAAGTCCCTCTTTGAAAACTCAGGTAATTCAGAAATAGGATATAAACTGTCAAATGTTAAACCCTTGTATCTCCTTGCTCTAGCACTTGACTCGGCAGTTCTAACGCCTATCCAGCTTTCAGTAATATCTTTATTTTTTAATAAAAACTCTTTGGATGGCTTGAGTTTTAGGTTAGAAGTGCAAAACCTAGCCATAGTGTTTGGTAGCATTTGTTTTTGTGTGATTAAATCCAACAACCCCTTGTACTGGCTATTTTTGAGCATTTCTATCTTAATGCCTGTTTTTTTTTCAATATAATTTAAGTACAAATAATGGGATGAATGTTCAAAGCCAGTGTCTTGATAACACGCAACAAAATCAATATCTAGCTCAATAGCCAACAGCAGCATAGCTGTAGAATCTTTACCGCCAGAATAATTGAGCATAACTTTTGTCATTTTCGTAACATTTCTTTTATTTCTGATAGCTTCTGTCTAGCAACTTCAGGATCGCCGCGCTGCTCAATTGCCTTTGTTCTATCAAAAGGAGAGTAAGCTGCAGTGTTGTGAGCTCCAGTCTTAACGCCGCACCATTGTTTAAATTTGTCAGGGTCAGGCGCATATCCCGTTTTTAAGTTTGCCAGGCCATGCTCTATTTGTGCTTTTGTGACGTTTCTAAGTTTTGATATCCATTCCGCCCTGGTTATTTGAAAAAGCTCATCATTTGCGACGTTTTGGGTCCATGAATGTCCGTACCATATTCCAAAGACAGCGAACATTCTCTTCAAAAGAGGGTCAGACCTGTGTGGAGAGCTATCCAAGCCGCTTGATTCTTTCGAGGATATCGATACTGTTTTGAGCCGACGGGCTAAGGCGTTTAGATGAGCCTGTGATTTTTGGTGCTCCGGCGATAACTTCGTCATTCCATCTTTCTCCTCTTAAATAAACATCGGGGGCAGCTACGTACTGGATATCTTTGTTGGCGGTAAATGACTTAATACCATCAGTTGCAGCTTGCCTTTGTTCGGCTGTGAGTTTTTTCCATATTGCTTGAGAGTCTTTTCTTTTAATCTTCTTTGGATATATTTTATAAAAATCATCAAAACTAACGTTTAGTCTGGTGGTTACACTGGTGGTTAAAGGTACTGATGGTTCTGTATGCCGTTTTTGGGACACCTTAGCTGTCCCCTTTTCGGGACTACTACATATCCCGTTTTTGGGACTGCTTACGAAGCTATCCCGTTTTTGGGACTGCTCACCAGGCTCGGTTATTTGCCAAACTGTAATAGAACGGGTCCGCCCTACTTTTTTTCCAGTATTTTTAAGATAACCCAAAGATTCAAGCTGGATTAACCCAGCTATTATTGTCTTTCTATTTAGTGAGGTCTTGCTGTTTAAGGTTTGAATGGATGGGTATGCCTGGCCCTCTTCATTGGCATAATCTGCCAGCGCCACCATGATGAACTTTAGCGACGACTTCTTAATGTCGGCTTTAAATGCACGATTAAGAGCGTCAATGCTCAAGGCTTAAAACCTGTTTTTATTGTTAGGCGTTGTTTTATAAAGATAACCATGAGCAAAGTTTAGTACAATCATACTTCTAATGCAAGTCGAAGATAATTCGTAAAGTTTTAACACGCTACACTTGCATTCGTTTTTCAGTCGTGCTAGTTTCTTAGGCATGTCAAAAAATGTGTACAGTGTCGTCATGACTAATAATATAAAAGAAACCTGGCAAGGTAAGGCCAAGAGGCTGCTTAGGCAGCGCCGTATATATCATGACGAAATTGCTGGACTGTTAGGTTTAAAAAAGGCAACTATCAGTCAAAAGCTAAATGGCAAAATCGGAACCGAAATGTCCGAAATGATTATCATAGCTAAACGACTAGGGATGACGGTCGATCAGCTATTGGTGGACGACCCAGTTTATTCGGGCGAGCAGTCTAAGTCTGTTCGATTCATGCAAGAGTACGCGGACCTTTCGGAGGTGCAACAGGAAATGATATTAAAGTTGATTAAAACTATTCAAGATTAGTCTTTCACAAGCGCAACAAGTTGTAACTTAATAATAAAAAAAAACAATTAGGATGCGCAATAAATGGATATTATTGAAAGCAGAAACGAAGGTGAAAAGCTGTTACAAATGCATAAGGATAACCAGGCAAATGAAGTCTTGACAATGTATCGCGGCCTCGACGATGCCATGCAAGACGCTCTTTTGGATATGGTCCATGTTATAGCATGTAAGCAGAACCAGATTCACGACTAAAAGTTAAACCATTTCAACCCCCTGAAACCCGCTACATGAAAAGCGGGTTTTTTATTGCCTGAACTTTGTAAACCTCCGCAAAAAGGAGGTTTTTTATTGTTTGGGCTTTTTTTTAAAATTCACCTAATTGTTTGGTACAGCTAACTTATACACGACATAATTACCTTAATTTGCCATATAAATACGATTTTGCTTGCAACAAAAGTATCAACACGCTAAACTCTTGCTGTGTTTTAAGAGAAGTTAAGGAGATTAATATGAAGATAGGAACTGGCACAATTGAAGTCAAAAACAAACAAAGCGTTAAGGCTACTATTTTAAATGTCTTTTGTTTTATTTTGGCCTCTTGTCTTTTCGGCTTAACTTTGTCGTTAGCTATTTTAGGGGGTTTTTAATATGTCAAATGTTGCGCGAGATCAGTTTTTAGAAAACCACTCATTTTATGATCATGAAACAGATGCGGCTCAGGACCTGGGGGACGCCAGGTTATACGCCCGCGAGCAGTTGGTCCAGGCATTGCTGGCGGACGAGCCTATCTTCTTAGAAGGTCAGCGTTGGACGCTTGAAGAATTAATAGAAGAGCGTATCGAGTTTACTGACGATGAGTTGGATCATGAGCTGGCCAGAATAGATTATCAAAACTTTGACGAGCCAGAAAATCACGGTGAAACCTTATGAACGTTAATCAAGAAAGAGAGCGCCTGCAAGCTGAGATTAAACGGATAGAAGCTGAGACTGAAAAGGTGTTACTAAATATTGAGAATCTACGGGTTTATATAGCTTCCAATAAAACACCATCGGCAGAGGCTAGTAGTTATGTCTGACTTTATATATTCGATGGCTTTTATCGTTTTATTTTTTACCGCACAGTTTTTATCACTTTAGGAGAATGTTATGAGCAAAAAAGTAAAAGAATTTGCACAAGGCCAAGCTGATTGTCGTGATGGTCTGGAGGAAAAACAACCAGCTACCAAATCTTATTTACGAGGTTACGGTTTTCAATATGCTACTGAGCAGGTGGCTAATCACAGGAGTATTGAGCATGCAGTCATCAAATGAAATCAATGAACTAGCTAAGGCCCTGTGCAGTTCTCAGAAGGTTATGAGTGGGGCCTCCAAGGACAGCACCAACCCCTTCTTCAAGTCAAAGTACTCGGACCTCAGCTCAGTCATACGAACTATTAAACAGCCTTTTGCTGATAACGGCCTATCATATTCTCAACACCCTATAAGCAGTGACGGCATGGTAGGCGTGACAACAATTTTAATGCACACAAGCGGCCAATGGCAAAGCTCTGATTTTATGTTAAAGCCAGTTAAGGCGGACCCACAATCTGCTGGAAGCTGCCTAACCTATTGTCGAAGATATACATTAATGGCTCTTGCTGGCATACCTTCAGAAGATGATGATGCCAACTTAGCGACAAGAACTGTGAGCCCAAAGGCATCTTCTATAACAAGTGGCCAAGCTGAGCAGTTGCACGAACTGATTATAAAAACAGATACCGATTTGCCTGGGTTTTTAACATATTACACCAGCCGAGCAGGTATAGAAATGAAGGCGATTGAAGATCTACCTTCTGATCTATTTAGCCAGGCTCACAAACTTTTGCAAAAAAAACTAAACGAGGCGGCTTAAATGGAAGTCTTGAAAGTTACCCAGGGGTCGCCTGAATGGCTGAGAGCTAGACAAGGGAAATTAACTGGAAGCCTGGCCCCCGCAATGATGGGTTATGGCTACAAGTCAAGAAGTGACGCAATGGAACAATTCTTAGGGCTATCGCCTGAAGAGGTGTTTGATGACTTTACCAGGAATCTTTTCGACAAGGGTCATGAAACAGAAAAAGTTGCGAGAGTACAAATTGAAAAACAACTAGACCAGCCTTTGTCGCCAGTTACAGCGACCAGGGACTATAACGGGTTACAACTCCTGGCCAGCTTCGACGGCATTTCTTTTGACCACTCTTTGGTCTGGGAGCACAAGTACACGACTAAAAAACCCGATTTTAGTAAAACAATACCTCATAGATATATCTATCAGCTTGAGCATAATATGTTGGTCTCTGAATCAAACGAGTCACTTTTGACTGTCACGTATAAAAACGAAATAACGAATTATCAATATGTCTCGGTTCCTAAGCGACGATTGGATTTAATTAAAGGATGGGAGTCTTGGCTTGATGACTGTAGCTCGTATGAGAGGACCGATATCAAAACTATCGATATTGCTAAGAAATACATTTCAAAAAAGAACGAGGTCGATATTCTTTCGCAAGAAGTCAAGTTGCTGGCCCATCAACTTTATGACGAAGCAGGTAATAAAAATATGTCAGTTGGTGGGTTAAAAGTAAAAGTTTATCAAAATAGTAGTAAGCAATCAGCAGTATCTTATTGTAAGGCTCAAGGAATTGAGCTGCCAACAATACAAGGTGAGCAGTCACTAAGGCATCGAATCACAATAAATAAGGATTATTAAATGTACGAATTATCAAAAATCGCCGAAGTAAAAAAACAAACAGGCTTGTGTGCCAGCTCGATATACAAGATGGCGGTCCTGGGAAAGTTTCCAAAACCAATTAAACTCGGAAATCGATCTAGTCGCTGGATAAGAGCAGAAGTTGACCAGTGGATAGACGACCGTATCACTGAACGTAACAATCAAGGAATTAGCCATGAGTAAAATAGGAATAAGTATGTCAATAGACGTGACTAAGCTAGACAAGGCTCGTTTTTACAAAGGAGAAAAAGGGACTTATTTAAGTCTTACCGCTTTTGTAAACTTGGACGAAAAAGATCAATACGACAATAATGGTTTCATCACCCAGGAGCTCTCCAAAGAAGAACGTGAGAATAAAAGCCAGCTACCAATACTTGGAAATTCTAAGATCTTTTTTGATGACCGCGAAAATTCAGGCTCTGGCAATACCCCACCAGTTCGGGCCGGTATAGAAACCAGCGAATATTTAGATGATGACATCCCCTTTTAAACAATTGCAGCTGTCTCCTGGTAGGCGAGTTGTGGCGTCGCAAAACAAGGCTTTATCCCTATAGCTGCATTTTCATTTTGGAAGGGAAATAGAGTCAACCACAACAAAGATAAGGCTGGCCTCATATTTTAAGGGGCCAGCCAAACAGAGGTTATATACAAGGGATTGTGATGATTAGTTTTATTATGCAAGGTTTATTAATAATTGTTTTGTTGCGTTTGCTTTTAGGTGAAATGTTCCCGTGAGCAAATGTTGTGGAGCTCCTTTTTCTTTATTTATTAGTCTCAGCTTAAAGTGCTGCTCTGATTGTCATAAGTATTACCCGTGGCCGTTAAAGCCAAATCAGCCCCCGCTTTTTAGTAGTCGTCACGCATCGTAGGAACTTAGATGAATAATTCATTAGTAAACTTCAAACAATTACAAGAATTAACAGGCCTCTCAAGGTCGGGCGCTATAAAACGTCATTTGAATCTAAACGGGATCAGATTTTTTGGTCACAAAGGGACAAATATTTATACTACTGTTGAGTTAATAAACTCAGCTGGTGGCCTGGTATACAGTGTTAATGAAGAAGTTCAGCCAGAGCAAATAATATTAGATCCTTGAATCTTTTATTGTGCTGAGTTAAAGTCGGGATAAATTTAAGACCTGGCATATTAGTATGGCTGTTAAAAACCTTGGGGGTCGACCACGACTATTCGACCCATTGATACCCTCCCACATTGACCAGAACAAGATTCCGCAGGGCTTGCGGTATAAGCCGAAGAAAAAAGCATGGCGATACTTTTACAAGGACAGCCTGGGTAACTCATTCAGCAGGACTATCGGCAAAGAACAGTCTACTCTCAAACAATTAGAATTGAGAATTCAAAGGCTGGCAATCGAAAAGCCCAATACCTTTAACTGGCTGGTAAATGAGTATTTAAAAGATGCCAGGTTTTTGGACCTTAAACCCGCTACGCAAAAAAGTTATCTCGCCTGCTATAAGCTGATACAGAAACAAAGTGTCAAGCAGAAGTCCGTAGGTGCGCTCTTATTAAAAGACTTTAGCTCAGGACTCTGCCAGCAACTGAATTCCAACATTGCAAAACAATCCGGCCCCAGCATGGCCAATCACGTTCATAGCTTTTTATCGCTAGTTTTCACTTACGGCAAAAACTACAACTATTTGACCGTTAATCACGCGACAGGCGTGTACAAGGCTAAATGTAAACCAGCGCAGCAATGGGTAAACGATAAAACTTATAACGCGGTTCTTAATTATGCCAAGGCTAGAGCTTTAGTCTTGGCTAAAACAAAAGGTTCCTCTCCTGGGTATATATGGGTAATGATGGAGGTATCATACCTATGCCGATTGCGAGGCATTGAAACTAGGACGCTCACTGAGGATAAGCTCTTAGCCAATGGCTTGAGGTGCGAGAGAACTAAGGGAAGCAAAAACAACGTCACGCTCTACAACGACCGATTATTATTTGCAATAAACAGCTCGATAAGTAGGCGCGATGAAATCTGGAAAAAACAAAAACGAGTTATTTCAAAAAGAGCAGAAGATAGGCTCATTATAGTCAACAATGAAGGCGAGGCAATATCTTCGGATGCTTTTCATTCTGCCTGGCAAAAGTTTATTAAGTTTGCAATAAATGACAAAATAATCAGCGACAGCTCTCGTTTTTCACTTCATGATCTAAAAAGAAAAGGCGTTTCTGACACCCCAGGCAACAGCGCCGATAAAAAAGACGCTTCTGGCCATCGTTCCGACTCCATGATGAAAATTTATGACAAAAATGAGCCAGCTGTTCCCTGCGCGACAGATTAAAGTTTAGACAGGGTAAACTAAGGTTTCAACAGCCTTAACTCTGATTAGCAAAAAAAGAAAAAATACTTAAATCCTGTATTGCATATTAAACACAGATGGCTGTTAATCAATGGGTCCCAGGTTCGAGTCCTGGTCGAGGAGCCAAGCATACCAAGGGTTTACAAGAGATTGTAAGCCCTTTTTTGTGCCTAAAAACAGCGAGGGGCTTAACCTGGGGCTTAACCTCGATTTCTAAAGATATAGCTTTTTTCCCTTTCCGAAATGTTTACCTCACCTAAACATCGGGGATACTTTAACGCTGTATATAATCGCCCAACCTTTTAAGCACCATGAAATCTTAAAATATCTCACTGTTACTTTCTCAGTCGGCAACATCACATCATCATAGCTAATACCTGTGCTGAAGTAAGCTGTAGGCAGCCACCCCCCAAAGACAGGCATACCAAACAATAAAAGCTGATTATCTTCTTTCTTAAACATAGTAAAAGTCCATCTTCTCTGAGACATAATTGGCCTTGAAAATAGAATGAAAAAGACTTGCAATGGGTAAAGCGTTACCGTATACTTAACACATGGTAAATATTTACCAGTAACTATAAAGGAATAAATTATGTCAACGCGAGCTACTTACCAATTTGTACACGGATGTGTTTATGTTCACCATGATGGCTACCCGTCAGGCGCCGCTGAGTATTTCAAAAATGGAGTTAAGAATGTTGAGGCGTTTATCAGGGGCAACTTAAAAGCTGAGTTGACTATGGATCACTCAATGCATCAAGATACAGATTATCAATACGACATTAACGATTTTAATGGTCAACTTGTTGCTAGAAAATGTCACCCCGATGAAGTGCTTGGACAAAGATATGATGTATTTTTTGAAGGAACCGTTAGCGAATTTATTACAAAATATGAGGTGAAATAATGACTATTATAATTTTAGAAACATCGCACAGAGGCAAACCTGTAGTTTATGAAGTTAAAAACGAGCAGGCAATAATAGATCTGGCTAATAATATGGACTTTTGTTTTAGCGAGAGGAAACAATTTGCAGATTATACAGAAATAGAAGCGGCCAAAGAATGGTTAGGCCACGACCTGCAATCGATAGGGTTTTATGAACTTGATGAATTAAAA